TATGCAGGTACTATCACTGTGTCTCCAGTTTTAGTATATAAAGAAAAGGCTATTTGTAAGGAATCTGTACAACAATTAGTAAACTGCCAATAAGGTATTTCAGTATGCTTTTTACAAGTTTCTTCTAATTGTTGATGTGCGGGAGAAGGGTCACGTCCGTCTTCTGATTGAAAAGGATAATCCATTGCCTCTGCAATAGCTTTTAAATACTCAACTTTGTGAGCATCCATGCGATTTTTATGAGGTATACAGGAGATTGCTTTTGGCATTAGCCAATGTGTGCCTTTGTCCAATCTAGTGCGGCTTCAAAGCTTAACTTTGCGTTCTTATGTATTTTATGGGCATCATTCTTTAACAACATTAAACAAGGTAAACGATCAGGTTTTTTACACCATCTACGGAGTCTAGAATCACTTTCATCAGCGAACTCTGTTTCCAGTCCATCAATCTCATTAGCAATTGCCGAAAGCTGATCTTTGATGTATTGTGTATTTATTGAGTTTGCAGAATGAGCAAACCCGATAAGTTTATGGGCCATTGATTAAGTCCTTCATCATTTTTATTTCTTGTTGAAGTATCTCTATAGTTTCGCGAAGCTCAGATATTTCTTGATGTAGATAACGTATGTCTCCACCAAGATCACTAGCAAGTTCGTGAATCTGTGAGTGTACTTCTTTAATCTCAAATTTAAGTTGTTTTTCATCTATATACATTCTTACACTATACAAAAAGTTAATTTGATTGGCAACAAAAAACTTACTCAAGACTGATTTTAGTTGCTTACAGCTTAATTATCAGTTATTATTCTATATAACAATTAAGGAAAACACTTTATGCATAAACGACCAAATCTTTTCGAGGCACGTGCCTTTCTCTCTCAACATGCACCTGATATTATGGACGAGTATTCTAATCTCATCGACACACACGGTGAGTTTTTTGCAGCCCGTTATATTGTAGACATTGTTGATCACTATAATCATCTAAATCAAATAGGAGTAGTAAATGGTTAAAGCTAAACCACAACAGTTTGGAATGAATACAGGATACTCAAACTGGAGCGTAATGCGTACAATTCGTGAAGCAGAAAACATTGCACGATGGGCGCCTTGGAAAACTCATGAGTGGATGAATGACGCACAACAGCGATTAGATATTGTTAGAGCACCATATCATGAAGAGTATGATGCGGCAGTTAGTCGTATCAATTATCTTTGGAAGACAAATCGTTCTCATCGTTGGTATAATGAGCGTGATTTTTGGATGGACGGTAAAATTTCACGCCCACCAAAGATGTTAGAACCGCTTTTTGATATATAGTCAATCAATAAATTTATACTTGCACTTACCCTAAATTCATGCTAAAAATAAGGATATTAAAATGTATTTTAAACTCGTATCGAAGAACGCTTATAGAGACTTAGTACGTAATGCACGACGCATTTCGATTGCTGACATTAGTGAAACAGAAAAACGCGAAGCGTTCAAAGAGTTATATACTTTGCTGAAGCCTGGTCTCGGAGAGACAACGCAACAGCTTAACGCACAGCCAGCTTATGCAAAGCGTTGTGAACACTGGAACTCATCTACCATGCCTACAATCAAGCCTGTCAAAACTTCAAACAATCCTTGGCTACGCTTCAAACGTGAGTTTGTTGACGCTATGGACGCTACAACTGCGTCTCGGTCCATGCAGATTGCACTTGCTTGGTTCTATGCTGAAGCGCATCGTGATGACTGGATCGCATCATAAATTCACGCGAAGCGTGTGTCTAAAAGCGACCGGAGGGAGCTAGCCTATGCGTACTACAGATGCTAATAAACTTGTATGGAATATTCTCAAAGGTATGCCCATTGAAGTATTTGATGAAGAAGAAGGTGAAGTTTGGGAAAACGATACTTATGAATTAGTTTTACCACGCACTGAAGGAGATTTCGAGGGTACTCGAATGATTGGGTCAGCTAATATTGTTAACGCACTCAATATGATCAATCAAAAGATTGTAATTGAGAATGTTGCTAATGATGATATTATTGATAGCGCTGACCTTTCTTATAAGTTGTTCGCTGAAGTTTTAGAACACTTACAAGAAAAACACCAAATAAGAAAAATACCAACCAAAGTTAGATCAACATTTAAAGTAATAGAGGGAAATAATGGAACAAGCACTTAAGCAAGAATTAAGACGGGAAATCTCACGTATTGTAGATTTAATGGTTCAAGCAGAGTCACTTAGAGAATCAATGGCTGAACTTAAAAAAGATATTAAGAATGAATATGGAATTCCTGTAGCTACCATCACTAAGATTGCATCAATTGTTCGCAAACAAAATCTTGATGAAGAAGAAGAAAAGTGGGCAGAGATTAAAGAATACGTGGATGCGTGTTCCTAAAATACTAGTCACTGGCGACTCCTGGTCTGCTGGTGAATGGGATACCTCAATCAAGGGTTATGATATTAATTACCATGCCAGAGAGCATTCAATCTCTGAATATTTGTCTAATATGGGCAAGTACCATGTAATTCATTACCCTTGGCCTGGTCATGGCGACACACTAATACTCCATCACATATTTGAAAGACACGATTTAGCTGACATAGACTATATTGTTTATGTTAAAACTTGTGCTACGAGATCTTTTAATTATTTAGATTTAGATCAACACTCTACATGGTTTGAAGAAGAGAACATCCTTACTAAAATTACTTGGATGAATGACTCTACTTATATAGGTCTTCGACAAATAAAAGACAAGCTTATTCTATTAGGTGGTATTGAAAAAATACGATCTAGTTTTGAATGTTTTTATAAACTCCCCAGCATTACAGAATATTTCTATCCTGAGTTCCAAGATACAGAGTATTTTGGGGATATTAAGTACATCAAAGATATGCTAGATAAGGATAAGTGGGGTGGTAAATTTTTACTAGATAGTGCTGAAAGAAAGATTAAGTTTTGGAAAAAGCACCCAGAAATTTTTTATCCTGATGGAGCACATCCTAATCGTACAGCACATAAAGAACTAGCTAATCTTATTGATAAGCAACTCAGCCAATTTTAAATGACTTTTAAAACCTGCATGAGAGTTATCTGGTGCAAGATCTTTATACTTTTCTAAATCAAGATGAAATTCAACATAGTCATCTGTTAATTCTTTTAATTGTGGTTGCAAATGTGGAAAACAACAATGATGAACAACAGGAATATTAGCTAATTTACACACTAGTATTTGTTTAGCTACAAAGGCAGACCATATTTTTTGAACTTCTTCTTGTTCTGAAAAGTATAACATTCCAGCTGCGTGCCACGCTGCTTGGTGTTCGTTTGTCTTTTTTCTTCTGTTATCTAACAGTTGTTCAGAGAATGACCAGTTTCTATAATACTTTTCATTTTGAAGAATATGATTTGCTACTAGAAAGCCTTGTCTTATATTATTTCTAAAGTCCCAAACCTGCCACCTATACTCACTTGTATGACCGATTAGTATCAAATCAGGTTTCTTCTTGACAGCTTCTTCAACTTGTGTTGTAATAAGATATTCAGAAGCACCGCTTTGTGCTAAATTTATTAAACTACTTTTTAACTTTTTACTTACAAGATTAGGATAAGATTGTAATTTATCTTTTAAACCTTCTCCCTCAGTAAAACTATCACCGCAGGATACAATTAACATGTCAGAAGAAATACTTGTAGTAGGAAATTCTTGGTCTCAACCATGTGATGAAGCTCCTATTCCTGTGTTTGATATTCTCGGTTTAAAAAACCGATGGGAAATTGCTGGAATTACTCTAGATGCACAAGCAGAATACATCATTGACAATGATTTGACAAGTAAATTTAAAGTTATATGGTTAATTGGACATCATCACAGGGCAGATCCTGAAGGAAACGGTAAATATTTATTACCATATCCGTGGGGTTATTTAGACACTTATGGGTCTTTAGTCAGAGATTTATGGTTTAAAAAGTTAACCAAAATGCCTTGGTATAACAGAATAGCAGCTCTTTCTTTACAAGCAGTTCTCGCTAATTCTACTCCTGATAATATGTTAATGATACCTATTTATAGACCTAATACTATAGAGCATCCTTGGTTTGTAGATAACCCTTGTATTTGGGATTTTTATCTCAGAGATTTTGCAAAAAAAGACGGTAATTTAGGATATGCTGGTCATATGAATCAGCATGGACATAGGAAATTTGCTCCCATATTGGCGTCGGAGATTTACGATAGATGGAAGATTACATTAACCCTAGCTGGAGAGACGCAGTTGAAATCGGATTTTCTGACTCGATAGCTAAAAGTGCTGATAAAATTGTACGGCATTGTGAAAAAAACTATATTATGCACGGACATCAATGGAGATGTGATTTTGCAGATAAAGTAGCAATACTACTTAAGCCTGGAGAAGGTTATGAGT